GACACCAAGCGGGGGCTCTACCCTCACATTTAATGTGAATACCTTTACTTATTACAGCAGTGTCAATTCATCCCAATGGGGATCTAGTGATAGTTATAGAAATCTAGTTGCAGGGACAACGTACACTTTGAGGCTTTACTCAGGCAGCACCAACGTAAACACTGAAGGCGTGACGTTAGAGCGCAGAAACCCTAAAAAGATGAGCGACTTTTATGGCGCAACCAGAAACGTGCCGCCAGCATCAGGTGCCTTAAAATTAAGCTGGCTCAAGAATGCGGTTAAGTATCAACACACTACCTCAATCACTGCTGGGATTTACACTGCTGGATTTCCCGCCAATTTTACGGTCAGGGGTTATCATATATTTTTTTGCGGATCTATAAACACGCAAACAATCGGCAGCATTATAAATTTCTACGAAGGGAAATTGATATACGGAATTTTTGACACTTACGATCAAGCATCAGCTTCATACTTCATAACCCTGTTGCTGAAAACGACAAGCGGAAGCGGGAGCACTCCCTTAGGAGTCAACAGCCAATGGTATAAGCTAAAAGTTGGATCTTTAGAATTTTACCGAGAAGATGCTACTTTTTCTGCTCAAACAATAAGCCCTTACTGGACATCATTCGTCTGGAACACTGGTACAACTCAAAACTTAGTCCAGAACACTACTTACGCAATAGAGCTGACCTGTTAAACCAGTGGAAGATGTGCTAATAACGGGATAAAATCGTCAAACCACAACTAAGGAGAGGAACATGAGCGAACAGAAGCGTGAGATGAGTGCTGACGAATATCACACAATGGCTAAGATTGATTCATTAGCTAAACAAAACGCCGGTCAGGCTCTTAGAATAGCCGATTTAGAGGCACAACTTAGCTTGATTCAAGCACAACAGCAGCAACAGCAGCAGGCAGCAGAAGCGCCGATTCAAGGCGAAGAACCTGTCTTTGAATCGGTTGACGAAGCGCACTAGGTGATATATGCAACAGGAAGCCAAATCAATAGTAGATGCAGTCGCCGTTAGTGGTGGCGTTGCCAGTCTAGCTGGCTGGCTTCCTGAAGCAGCGGCGGGGGTCACGATCGTATGGCTGTCTATTCGGATCTGGGAGTCGGATACTGTAAAAGGTATTTTCGGCAGAAAGGACGAGTAATGGAAGCATGGAATTTGGTTGTGTCAGGCTGGCCCATAGCTGCGGGAATATTTATCCTAGTTCTCACAATAGGCAAGATCCTTAACCGGCTGGAAGTGCTAGAAAGTAAAATGGTAGAGGCGTGGAAGGCGATCAACGAACTGATAAGGAAGTAGCAAATGATTGCTGAACTTGTTGCCTTCAATGCCGCATTTGGAGTTGTCAAAGAATTCATCGGGAACGGCAAGGACTTGTCCGATTGTTTCGGCCAAATTGGTCAGATGGTCAACTGCAAGGAAGACATAAAGGCTAGGCAGCAGAAGAACAAGAAGTCTTTGTTTGCATCTGATGCAGAAGAATTCATGGCTCTTGAGCAGATTGCAAAGGCAGAGGAAGAATTAAAAGACTTCATGGTTTATTTTGGACGAGCTGGACTCTGGGATGACTTTATCATCTTTCAAGCTAAAGCTCGGAAAGCAAGACTAGAGGCCAAGAACGCGCACATCCAGAAAGTTAACAAGCGAATGCATATAGCAGGACTCGTGGTTGCGTGTGGTCTAATTTGTGTCGGCTTGTACGCTTGCTTTACTATTATTTATGCGATTGTCCAATAACCAACAAGGAGAATAAAATGATGGAATATCTGAACCTAGCAACAGCACTGGTGGCATTCTGTAGCGCAATCTGTGCATTAACTCCTACGCCAAAGGACGATGCTATTATCGCCAAAGTCTATAAGTTACTGGAGCTTTTTGCGTTCAACATCGGAAAAGCTAAAGAATGATTGAAAAACTCATTGGCCCCATTACGGGCTTGTTAGACAAGTTTATTGAGGACAAAGACCAGAAGGCCAAGTTGGCGCATGAAATTGCTACCATGTCGCAGAAATACGCGCAAGAAATTGCTAAAGGTCAGATGGCTATCAATCAGGTTGAGGCGGCCCACAAGTCGCTTCTGGTGTCAGGTTGGCGACCCGCTCTCGGTTGGGTTTGCGTTTTAGGAATGTTTGGGAACTTTATTACTATCCCATTCAGCAACTTTGTTCTAGCCTTGTTAGGTATAGACATAGTTATACCTCTTGTGCCTCTTGAAACCATGATGCCTGTGTTGATGGGTATGCTTGGGCTTGGCGCAATGAGAACTTACGAGAAGAAGAACTCGGTGCATAGGGATAAGTAATGTTTAAGTATTTTACGCTAAAAGAATTTGCATGTCAGGAGACTGGCGAGTGTTTTATGAAAGAGGAGTTTATTCATGCCTTGGATGCACTACGTCACGAATGCGGTTTTCCGTTTAAGATCACTAGCGGTTACCGCAGTAAAACTCACAGTCTCGAAGTTAAGAAGCCTGGTGGCCCAGGAAAGCACACTGCAGGCATTGCAGCTGATATTGCTGTTAGCAATGGGGCTCATCGGTTCATTATTGTTGCTAACGCTATTAAGCTAGGCTTTTCAGGGGTGGGCATTGCGCGCTCATTTGTCCACTGCGATATCCGTGAAACCACTCCGGTCATCTGGACCTACCAATAAAAAGGGCCCCGTAGGGCCCCGAAAGGATGTGGCCATGACACCACATGGCAATTATAAACACATTTAGTGTACACATGTAAACAACCTATGCTACCATGTGGTTTCCAAAGGAGGAGACTAACATGGAAACATCAGAGCAAATCAACGAATTAGCCCCTGCATTAAGCAAGCTGCAAAGTTCAATCAGTAATCCCGTCAAAGATGCTAAGGCTCATCACAGTCGATACGCATCGTTCCCATCCGTCTTAAATACGATTCGGCCGCACCTGGCTGAGAACGGTTTGTCTATTGTGCAGACCTCTCGTAAGGATGAGTTGTACGGGTCAATGCATGTGATCGTCACAACCAGGCTTCTGCATAGTTCTGGTCAATGGATACAGGAAGACATATCTTCTGCGATCAATATGAAGGCGCAAAACAGCATTCAGGATATGGGCTCGCTCATTTCTTATCTCAAGAGGTACGCCATCCAGGGCCTGGTGCTAATCGCTGGTGATGACGATGACGACGGTGAGGCAGCTGCTAGAACTCAGCCTGTCGAGCAGGACGAGAAATTCAAGCCTATCATCTTCATGCAAATGCAAGAGCTAACTAATCTGGCCAAACAGAAAGGTGTGAACATTGATGTTATCGCTAAGGCTTATCAGTGCAGTGAGCTGAAAGATATGAGCGTAACTCAATATCATCAGGCTAAGAAAAAGCTAGAATCTAAACCGGACAAAGAATCATGATTCTTCATGATGTGCAACAAGGTACGCCTGAATGGCATGCGCTTCGTATGCGTCCTACCGCTAGCAACTTTCGTCGAGTCTTTACTTCGCAGAAGAAACGGTCAACATCGTTTGATGAATATGCGATTGAGCTCACTGAAGAGATCAAGGCTGGCAGAAAGCTTGAGACCTTCAAGTCCGAGTGGATGCAACGTGGCAATGACATGGAAGCCCAGGCTAATGCAATGTTTCAGTTAGAAACCGGGCTTGTGACAACGCCCATTGGGTTTGTTACTACTGACGACGGTCTTGTGGGTTGTTCGCCTGATGCAATTGTGCATGACGACGACAAAGGCGAGACAGCCTTGCTCGAGATCAAGTGCCCTAAGCCAACAACTCACATTAAGTATCTGCTAGCTAATAAGGTGCCGGCAGACTACATCCCACAGGTCCAGGGTCAACTCTGGATCACGGAAAAACCATATGCTTACTTTATGTCGTTCCACCCAGATCATGAGAGCTTGATCATAAGGGTAGAAAGAGATGAGGAGTATATCTCTGGCCTGGCAACAGAGTTGAATAAACTGCTAGATAAAGTAAACGCAAACCTTAAGAAACTAGGAGTAGTAAATGGAATTTGATAATAGGGGAAGAGTAAGCCTTTGGAAGAACACGAAGGAAGGTGATAGGCAGCCTTACGTTGACGGCAACCTGGTGGCTCACAGAGACATCAAGGAAGGAGAGACTATTCGCATGGCTCTCTGGGTTCAGAAAGGCGCAGCGAGCAATCAGCCGGTTCTGAAAGGCCAGATATCAGATCCTTTGCAGCATAACGCAGAAAACACTTCTGAGCTGCAATCTAACGTGAGCGAGGAGGATATCCCGTTTTGAACTTGCACTTTGGAGAATGCCTAAAGCGCGCTCAGGATGCCGCGGGGGTCACTAACCGTGACCTCTGCGAGCATTTTGGAGTGACCAGGCAACAAATATATCGCTGGCAACAAACTAAGGACGCGAGGCTGTCCCTAGTAGAAAGGTTTAGCGAGTACTTTAATATGGCGCCGTCAGATTTTATTGCGTAAAGGAGGGGAACATGCAGGGGCAATTTTGGCTAGTCAAAGACAGAAGGGATCTTGATCAAGCGATAGACAACTTTAAGTCTTACATCATTAATGATTGGGACTTCAAGAAGCCGCTCACTTGGCAACCTAAAGAGTATAAGAGTGTCCGGTCGATTAGCCAGAATGCCCTGTTCCATATGTGGGTAAGAGAGATTACCGAGCACTTTATTTCTCGCGGTGGAAATGTAGAATGGACTACTGAGGAAAACGTCAAATTGTATATAAAACAACAGTTTCTAGGATTTGAAGATATCCGATTTAATAAGACTGTTATTCCACAACAACTCAAAAGCACCAGGAAATTGGACCGTGGCGAGATGTACCATTTTATGGATCAAGTTTACTATTGGTCAGTTGAACTGGGCTGTCATTTGACCCTGCCAAAAGAATCTGAATATATGAAGATAAGAGCAGAGACCAATGCCTGAGACATTGAGATCAAAGGCATTGAAGAAATTACAACTGCTTTCTAGGATCGCCGCAGCAGATGCAAATGGGTACTCTCAGTGCGTATCTTGCGGGATTAAAAAGCATTACAAAGAAATGGATGGTGGACACTTTTTACCAAAGGGTAAGAGCTCTTATTGGGCGCTTGAGGTAGAGAATGTCCATCCGCAGTGTAAAAGCTGCAACAACTGGGGTATGAGGTACGGCAGTGCCGCACAGTCATACACCATCTGGATGGAGGAGTACTACGGTCGAGACTTTGTAGCGGAAATGATAAGGGACCAAAAGAAAGTCAAGAAGATCTACGCAGCCGACTATAGGGAAATGATTAAGGCATGGTCTGCACAAATAAAAGCTCATGAGCGACGGATATGCCAATAAGACTTACTCCAGATCATTTAGAATTTTGCGCCACACACCTTCAATCGGAGGCTGTGCAACTTTACTTAGACGGGCACTCTTTAAAGAGCATTGCCAAAAAGCAAGGAAGGGAATACAAACGTGTACACAGATCACTACAATCGATCGAGCAAAAAGCGGCTCTCAAGGGCGTTGCCAGGGATTATGACCTGGTACACCAAACTGCACCGGGCTTTGTCACGAAACGTGTATCTACAGCGTATGGCGAAGATGGTAACGTCAAGCTGCAGTGGCATATTCAGGAGCCTGAAAAAGTCGCGATTACTGAGATGGTTCGCGAAGTGGTGGATGGTTTTGTGGAGAAGCTACAGGGTCGTCATAGTCCGAGAAAGCATAAAGGTAGCGTGGTGGAAGACTTACTATGCTCATATATCATCGGCGATCACCACCTTGGAATGCTGGCTCATTCGGATGAGACGATGGGTGACGATTACGATGTCTCGATATCGAAAGACCTACTTACCAAAGCGACCCAAAGACTAATATCAGTAGCGCCTGACGCTCAGGTTGGATTGTTGCTAAACCTGGGTGACTTTCTACACATCAACGATTCGACAAGCACAACCCCTGCGTCTAAACATCTGTTAGATTCTGACGGCCGTTATGGCAAGACGATTAGAGAGGCGAGCATACTGATCAGGAACATGATCCTGGCAATGTTAGACAAGCACGAAGAGGTTTGGGTTATTAATGTCAGGGGAAATCATGATCCTGATGCCTCATTGTGGCTGAATGAGGTGATGAGGCTTTTCTTTGAGTCTGACCCACGCGTCCGTGTATTCGACAATTTATCTAAGTTTGTATGGTTCCAGTGGGGGAAGAATTTAGTTGTCACTCATCATGGCGATAAAATCAAGATGGCTAATCTTTATGGTTCTATTACCAGGAATCTTAGAAAGGAGTGGGGCGACAGTCAGCACACCTTTGTATGGACCGGCCATGTGCATCACAAGAACCAGGAGGAGTACGGAGGGGCCATCTTTGAATCATTTAATATCTTGGCACCACCCGACGCCTGGCATGCCGGTAGCGGATACAGCAGCTCTCGCAGCATGAGTTGCATTGTGCTGCACAAAGATTACGGTGAAGAAGGAAGGTTAAAGGTAAACATTGAGAGGATCCAAGATGACAGCGTTTGATGACCAAATCGGAGGTACGCATTACAAGCACATGATGCTCCAACCAACAGAGTACATCATGGCCAATAATTTGGGCTGGTGCGAAGGGAACGTAGTAAAATATATTTCTCGATGGAGGAGTAAGGGCGGAATTGATGACTTGCGGAAAGTTATCCATTACACTCAGATTCTGATTGAGGCAGAAATAAGGGAGGAGTGATGGCGGCAGCTGGGAGGCCAGGGAGGCCACGAACGGCGGGACCGTTCAATACCAGGGAAGAGCTCGAGCAAAAAGTTGCTACCATGCGTCTGCATGGGATGCCAATGATTCACATTGCGAAAGAGCTCAAACTAAATAGGCGTACTATCAAACAGATCGTTTGTGATCTGTCTTTAGGTGCCGGCTGGGCTAAGGGAGGCCCATTTAATCGCTAAGGGAGGAGGCTCACGAACCGGCCCCCTAATTCTCTTATAACTCGATTGAATAAACAACCTAAGTTTTAGATAGAGGGGCTCGCTTGTGCCTCCATTCGATATAGCAAGCCGTCGTCAACTTGACGTTAAAAGTGATTAGCAGCCACGACCTTTAAGAGGCGGGAATAAACAGCGGAAGGGTCCCAGTTGTAAGGGGCGCAGAATGGCACTGCGTTAACAAATGTTTGCTGATGACCGTGGCGGCTATGGGCAGAATATAAATCAGTGTAGGGGACCAACAGCCTCTAAATGACCACTATTGCCAAAAAAAACTGGGAGCGTAAATGAACGATTTGGTGTTCACGCCGGTAGAGCTAGAAGAGTGGCCTGAACCCCTGTCTGACGATATGCAGAAGCGAATACAGCACGGGATAGAAAAAGGGCTAGACGAGCTGTTAGAGAGCGAGTGGTTTGTGAATTTGGTAGATCAACGAGTTCGGATGGTAATTGAGATAATGAACGAAGAATCAGAGGCGGCAGGTCTGTCTGGTTCGATTATTAAGGATGTTCTATCAGACTCATGATAATTGGCTAAAACGTGAAAAACATTCAACCACAAGCCCGGGATACTCGGTTAGGATCAGAGGTTCGATCTAACAGGGAGGAAAGGCAAAATGGAGTTGAGACCACATCAAGTCCTGGCATACGACATGGTGAGAGCGTCGCTAAGGGCAGGTTATCGATGTCCGATAATCGCAGCGCCATGCGGGTTTGGTAAAACCTTTACAGCGGTAGATATACTTACGAAGGCGGCGAAGAAGGGGAATCGCGGCATATTCATTTGTGATCGGATCAAGCTAGTAGACCAGGCTATCGATGCGTTTCATGCAGCCGGTGTTGACGTAGGCGTTATCCAGGGCGAGCACAGACTTGCCAATTCAGATGCACAGATACAAATAGCCAGCATTCAGACGCTGATACGAAGAAAGCGCAAACCTATCTTCAATGTCGCGATCGTAGACGAGTGCCACATTCACTATAAGGGTTTGACTCAGATCATGAGCGATTACGGCGCAGTGCCCTTCATAGGGCTTTCTGCTACGCCATACAGCAAGGGCCTTGGTAAGCATTACGACGATCTGATTGTTCCGATAACCAGTGAGGAGTTGATACGCCAGGAATACCTGGTGCCTGCCAGATACTTTGCCGGTCACACGCCTGACCTCAAGGGTGTTGGCAGGAAGTACACGCTCACAGGAGCCCGGGACTGGGACCCTAAGCAGCTTTCCACGGCGGTGGAGAAGGATCAGAAGCTGGTTGGAGATATTATCAAGAACTGGCAGAAGCACGGCCAGGGCCGGCAGACAATTGCCTTTAGTCCGTCCATCAAACATTCGCAAACAATGGTAGAGATGTTCAGGGCTGCCGGTATAGGCGCCGAACACATCGATGGCTACATGGACGTGGAAGAGCGGCAGTGGATTTATGACGCGCACGATAAGGGTGAGTTTAAGATACTGAGCTGCTCAAGGTTACTGAACACTGGCTACGATGCCCCGCAGGTCAGTTGCATGATCGACGCATTCCCTACAGCAAGCCTGGTCACCTGGGTGCAGCGATGCGGCCGAGTGTTAAGGACGTGCGAGGGGAAGGTTGATGCGATTATTCTAGACCACGCAGGTAACACCAGGAAGCATGGGTTTGCCGAGTCTGCAGTGCCTTACAAGCTTGACAACGGAGACAGCAAGTACTCCGAGCGGGGCACAACTAAGGAGAAGAAAGAGCCCGTAGTCAAAAAATGCCCGGAGTGCTGGCAAGAGTTTATGCCCCCTAGGTGTCAGTGCGGGTATGTCATGAAGTCGTTTGCAAAGCTTCAGTCTGACCAGCAGATGCTAGAAGAGCTCAGTAGGGCAAACAGGAAGACTGACATGCAGCGCAAGCAAGAGATACTGGGTCAGTTCCATCTGCATGCCAAGATGAGAGGGTTTAAGCCTGGTTGGGCTTCGCATGCTTACAAGCAGAAATTCGGAGTGTGGCCAAACAAGATCAATCCGTCCCCAGCGGATTATATCGATGAAGATGTCATGAACTACATTAAGTATTTAAGGATAAAAGGAGTGAGGGGTGTTAGATCAAATCTTAGACAGGCTGGTTAAGGTAAAAAGCAGCGGCAGAGATAAGTGGACAGCTTGCTGCCCGGTACACAAGGACAACACACCTTCTATGGGTGTCTGGGACGAAGGCGACAGGATATTGATGCATTGTCTTGGCTGTGGAGCAAAGGGTCCTGAGATCATGGGAGCTTTGGCCCTACCGATAGGCATGTTGTTTAAGGAGGATAACGGGCTCCCATCCGGTCATGTTCCTAAAGCTGTAATCGAGAAGGCTCAGGAGGCGGCATATTTTGTGGAGATATTTGAGAGCGAAACAAGGAAGGGTCACGTCGCCACACTGGCGGAGAAGAGACAAAATCGTAAATCTATGCAACTAAGGAGGCTTTTAGATGAAGCAAATAACGAAGTACGAGGTGCTAGAGCTGGGCTGGCTTCTGGTAAAGCTAGAGCGATACCAGAGACATTTAGATGAGAGTGACAAGCAAACAATAGTTAGCATGATGACGGTTATTGACGAACTTAAAAACAAGATAGGGGATAAGGCGTGAAGGTTGTTTATTGGAAGTGTGAAAAAGAAGGGTTTGCGATTGCTGGATATGCTGCATCTTTAGATGAAGCGGAAGAGGCCGCTAAGATCAAGGTTGGTCGCTTAAATTCCGATTGGAGAGAGGACTACGATTATAGGACTCAGTTGCAGAAGTTTGACTGCAACCCAAAAAGTTTGGTACAAATACTAGAAATTGCTCATTCCGCCGGCAGAATGGCAGAAAGAGAGTCTCACATAGCGAATTACGCAATCAAATAAAAATAGTCCGAACTTTCCAATGTGTTAAAGCAGACTTAAAATGCGATTATAACTGACATCGAAGGGGTGCGAGGCCCCTAACTATCATAAGGGGGCAGCATGGAAGACAGGTATGAGGAGATGCGGCAACAAGTTATAGAGTTTACAGAGGCCAATCCAGACGTATGGCGGTTGTTTTGTGGGTTCACCTTCGATTTGATCAACCGGGGGTTTAGCAATTATTCAGCAAATGCTATATTTGAACGGATACGCTGGGAAAAGGACGTTGGCGGCAATGGCGTCATAGAGTTTAAACTGAACAACAACTACCGCGCATTTTACGCTAGGGCGTTTATGCGGAAATATCCAGAACATGAGGGGTTTTTCAGGACCCGGGATCAGGTAAGCAAAGAAAAGCCTGCCACTTACTTGCCTGAGTTAACGCCGGCCGATTACGAGACTCTGTCCCATGCAGCAATTTAAGCTATCCCTTGCGTCTACAATCGGGTTCGTTTCGTTGATTATGGCGCTGCCTTGGTTAATGCTAATATGGGGGTGTTGGTCGTACATAAGAGAGCAGGAAGATGGCGGATGTCGTACAGTTTCTGAACAATGATCTAGAGCTACAGCTTAGAGAGATTGCCATTGAGGCCAGAAATGACCGGATCGACTATTGCCTAGTGATAAGCCAAAAAGAGGTCGATGGATACCTGGAGTGGTGCATTGATGAGATGGGCGAAAAGAGTACCGATCAGGATCACATCAGAAATTTACTAGGTCATCTGTTCTCTTATTCTCAACAGGTGTTCGTAGAAATGATCGCTAACAGCGACCAGGAAGAAGAAGATGCTTGAGGTGAAGATCAACATAGACGCGATCAGGTACGGCATGTTTCATCCCGATTACCAGCGGCACACAAACTTCGTTGTCAGTAAGGCAATCAACAAGACGCTATACGACATCAGAGAGAAGCAAGTCTCGAAGCGCCCATTTGGCGGGATCAAGCATTACTCTAAGAAGACCGACGACGGATCGGTAACCGAAGCTCGCAGGACCATGAACTATAAGCCTGGATCTGGTGAGATCGACAAGTACATCAAGGGCAATGCCACCGCATGGAGCAAGAGAGGGTTCCTGGTTGCTGGTAGTAACAAGAGCAGCTTGACTGGCCATTTGTATTTTGACGGCCCCAGAAACTACATGAAGTGGATGGTGTTTGGCGGAACAGCTTTACCAAACAGGACAGTGATACCCCAACCGGCTAAAGATAAGTCTGGTAATTATAAAACGAAACTAAATGCCTTCGGTGGTATCAAAGGCGGGTTAGGTAAGACCAAGACAAGGACGGACAAGTCCAATATATTCTTTAACGTAAAGGTCCCCACAAAGATCAAAAGAGACCAGGTCAACAAGTGGGTTGGTTATCCTAGAAACAGGCCTAAGACGCCGAACAATTACGGCTTATGGCAGGCATATGGCAAGGGTAAGAACCGCAAGATCAAGAAGCTGGTTCACTTGCAGGCGCACACCCGGGCTCAGAAGCCACAATACCCAGCGCATGAGTTGGCTAGGGATTTCTTTAACATGAGGTTCCCTAGTAACTTGATCCTAGCCTTCCAGAAAGCCGCGGATCTGAAGGACTTTAGGGCGCCACCGGGCAGAGGGTTTGGCGGTGGATATTAACAGCGGAGTAGTAAACTGTTTATCACTCCGCTAAAGCTATCCCACGCATCTAGCTTCCGACAAAAAACTATCCCATGCGTCTGGCATCGGGGCCAAAAAACTATCCCACGCGTCTCGATCCCGGCTAAAAACTATCCCATGCATCTGGATCCCGAGCGATAATAGGCCGTTTTTTCTAACGGCTATCCCACGCGTCTAGCCTCCGAGCGATAATAGGCCCAAAAAGGCCATTTTTTCTAACGTCTATCCCATGCGTCTGCATCCCGAGCCGAAATGTATGTATTTCGGGGCATGGCGGCCGATTTCGCATAATTTTGCGGGCACTAGGCGCCCAGGCCAGGCAAACCGGGCCCGATCGGCCGATTGATCACGCCCAGGGCATGCCAGGCCTTCCCAGGACGCGCCCAGCGCATGCCAGGCCATACCAGGCGCCAGGGCGGCCGATAGCATGCCGGCCGGGTCAAACCGGGCGCCGCGGCGCCGATCCTGGGCGCGTTGGGTAGCCTGGCAGGGTTTACAGTATGGCGCTAGGCGCACTCTGGATTGATTGCAGGCGTTTTTGGTGTACAGGAATGGGTAAGGCAAGGTAGGAAGTAAAAGGGCCCAGAAGGGCCCAGAATGCGCCAGGCATAAAAGCCGGGCAAAAAAAGGGCGCCTCGAGGGCGCCCAGGTTTAACAGGTGTCAGGATCGGGAGGCGGCCGCTCGCAAATCAGGGTCCCCAGCATATCGAATTCCGATATGGTGACATCATGGCGCCCGGCCGCGGCCTGGTCCTGCGCGTATCGTTCGGCTTCCAAGCCATTCCAGATTGAAGCATGGGCCAGGTTGACCATCAGCGAACGGTTGCGCTCAATCGCTGGGAGATCGTACCAGCTGACCACGTAGGGGGGCGGGATCGCGCCATGATCGCGCAGCGCCTCATAAAGGGTGAAATAAAACGGATCCTTCCGCAAAACGTACGCGATCGCGTTTTGAACGTCCAACAGGGTGATCTGCAGGCCATCAACCGCCAGCGACTGCAGCGCCGCCATATGGTCTTTGATCATCGCTGAGACAATCGGCGACCCGGCCGCGACCTGGGCAAGCTTGCGTTGATAGATTCGATCCGAAATGTTCTTTTTTGAGTAGGATACCCAAACCTGGGCGCCGCCCTTGATTTCGTCAATTTCCAGAATGATAAACATTACAGCGCCTCCCAATGGCTAAACGCTAGTTCGTCGTAGATTGCCTCGCCGTTTTCACTCAATGACGCGTACCCGTCCCAATACCGCCCAGGCTTAAAATACCGGCGGATCCTGCAGAGCCTGGCGTACTCGGGCGAACCCTGACCAGCATGCCAGTCTGTATAGTAAGCATAATATGCCTGGACAATATCCCATCGATCCCAATACATCACGCGGCCCTCGCAATAATTCGTGTATCAACGACGAATGCGCCCTCATCGGTTTTGGCCTTGCCTTTGGCCTGCAGTCCGACAATGACGGGCCCGGCCATGACGTTCACCAGGTCGCTAGCGTCGCCATCGATGACCCGGCGCCCTAGAAATTCGGCCGGCATAGGACCGCGAAAAACCGCGCTGATTGGGACATCGGTTTTCAGGGCGGTTTTAACCTGATTCTGGTATGCCTGGGCGCCGCTATAACTGAACATCAATTTATAGTTATCGGGCGTCCGTGCGAGGCGGTGGGCTAGTTTGGTGTAATCGTACATGAAGAGCTCCGGGAATTCTTGCGGGATCCCGTGGCGCTCCCACGGCACGTCACTCAATACGTTCAGGCGCGCTGCAGGCTTTACTCCCTGGCGGTCGCATGTCTTGATGAAATTGAACAGCTCTCGCCGTAATTGCGCCAGGAACGATTCGGGATCGCTGGCAAACCAATCAGCCTTGCGCTGGCGCCCATCGATTACGTTTTGCATCCGGCCGCGACCTGCAGATTCAAGACAAGCCTTCGCGCATTCTGCTAGCAGGCGCGCAGGACATAGTGTATCGCTGGGCATTAGAGACAAACCGGCGACCCGGTACACGCCCCCCGCGCTCTTATTTGTTTTGCCTAATTTGGTATTGCCGCCTGTTCTGTCTAATAGATTGTTGGTCATGGTTTTATTCCTTTTTGTTTGGCTATCTCATCAGCCGGCAAGCGCCACCCTGCCAGGACCGGCCGCGGCCGGTTTCGATTTATATAGTCCGTTCCTGCAGTGACGTATAAGCGCCAACGACTGACAGGTCATAATGGCCAGACACTAGGCAAGCCTGGCCCTGAGCGTTAACGGACCATGAATGAGTAACGTAATCGCGCCCGGGCTTAATTCCGAATCCGCGGCGAGATATGCACCACCCTGCGTCCTGGTACTTGCTATCCAATGAGAGCGCGACCAATTGCCAGCCTAGGCGCTCCACCTCGGCCAATAGGGCCCGGCCCTGGCGTTGCCTGCAGCTGCTAGCAGTCTCGAGCTGGACTAGTGTATCGGTCTCTTTTTTATAGGTTGCGATTGTCATGGTTTATTTGTCCTTATATTGCGTCGGTTAGTTGGTCTAAAAGAATCGGCATGTAACGCAGCAGCGCCCCTACGGCGCGGCGCTCTGAATCGCTAGCGTCCATGTCGTCAAGGCTCCCACCGTGCTCGTCTAAGTTATTGAGCACGGCGCGCATATCATCGGCGAGTAGTTCGAATTGGTTATAAGTCATGTTCTATGTACCTTTATGAATGAATGAACCCGCACAATAAAGTAAACACGCCAGGATTACAACACCCCCCATTTAGGCGCCATTCATGCCGTGCGTATCCCACGCGTTAACCCATCCGATCGCGTCATGGTCAGGGTCAGCCCAGGCCGCCCGATAGGGTCACCGCGTCGCCCTCCCAGTGCATCGCCTGGCGCCCTCCCATGCATCGCCCAGGCCGAAGGATTGAACGCCCAGGCCATCGCCCAGGCCGGGCCCAGGGTCATCGCTGCGGTCCCGATTTGCTCGCCGGCTCAAACGCTCACAGGATCCCAGGCCGCCCCGCCGGCCGCATGGCATGCCATCGCCCAGGATGGCGCCCAGGATCGCCCAGGACGCGCCCAGGTGAGCCCAGGCGGCCGATAATCGCGCCCATGCATACCACGCGTACCAGGTGCCCAGGCCAGGCCCGGCCCGGGTCCGAGAATTTAGTTGGTGAGCACTCACTATCATCGGCCGAGCTCCCATCGAGGCCCCGAATCTAAAGGGCTGCCAGGTAAGTGAGCACTCACTATCGCGGAAAGGTACTATTGGCGTGGGGGCTTACGGGTATCGCAGGAC